AAGTGACGGTCTGATGGAACGGTAGCAGTTGAAGCATCAATCTGGTTACCGTCCTTGTCTACGATATATGTTGTTGCCATGAGGTTTCTCCTATGCGGCTACGGTTTCATCAGTGGCTAGTTCTTCAGTAATCTTCCAAGCGTTGCGCCACTCACGAGTCGCTGGAAGCTGTTCTTTACGGCATATAACCATTTTAGGTTTATTACCCTCATCCCAATTGCGCCAAACGTGCTGTGGGCAATCCTTCATAATTAGGTATTCTATAGCTTGCTCTTCTGTCATAGCCTCTACAGGCTTTGTGTTATGTAGCAAGTGTCCTCTGGTATGTTTTACAAAGTCAGGCTTTGCTTCATCTTTAGCTAGTTCCCAGTATACCTGTACTGGTGGCAGTATCCCACCCTGCAAAGCACAGGCCATCCAATTCGGATCAGGAACCAATATCTTGGCGCACTCGTCAACGCTGTCCTCATACACTACACGATAGTCTGACTGATGCGGCTCAAGGTTCTCTTTAGCCCAGCATAGTCTGTCAAATAGGTGTGTGCCTTGAAACTCAGGTGTGTCTGTCATTATGCGAGGTCTCCTATTGAAGCAATGCAACACTCAGAAGGGTCAAAAACAGTCATGTGTGCATATTGTGTGTCTGCCCTCACTTTGCTTGTTAATTTTCCGTCTGTTGGAGTAGCTACGTTTGCTAGTGTATTATTTGATGTAGAACCACCGCCACCAGTAGGGCAAGCATAAGTTCGCTGTGCAAAATTATTAGTGTATGTAAAGTCGTGTCTGCCACCTTGAACATCTGTAAGTGAAGAAATGTTAATACTTTGTTGTACTACAGGAGTTTCAAGGTTTGCTTGAAACCAAGCCCGTGGACTACCAGCAACAATATACTGCGTATCAAGTGCGCCAGCGGTGCTGTGTTCTAGGGTATCTGCTTTGATTTTTCCTAGTGCCATTATGCGAGGTCTCCCATGGCTATAGAGCCAATCTGACAATCTGTGTATCCACTCAAGTAGGCCCCAGTTCTATAGACAGTTGTAGTAGTAGGTGTTTCAGTAGACCGTAAAATTAAATAGGCAGTGCTTTGAGTTTGATTGCCTATGCTTATTGCATACAAGGCATTACCCATAGCATTTGTCATTGTAATAGTTTGGTCTCCTGAACCATTATCTGTTAGAGAAGACACGTTATTGCTGTCCTCAATAGAGGTTCCAGCAGCATTTGTTTTTGCCCAAGCCTTCGCCAAGCCCTGCTGCAAGTTAGTGGTCGTGCTATTACCTTCACCTGTTACAAGGATAGACCCAGCAGTGCTTGTGCCAGTGAGTTTGTTTACTAGTATCTCACTCATGCTAGGTCTCCGTGTGCTGTAGCCATACACAATTCTGCATCAGCTAACGCCTCAGAAAATTTTAAGAAATCTAACTGAACTTGTGATGCGGTTGGTGGTACGTCATGGGAAACACATATAGAACCAACATAACTACCACTGTCGTGAGTAGAGTTTGTTGTAATTATATATGACGCATCGCCCATAGAAGAAACAAAGGCTATCGTTGTCAGCCCTGTACCAGCGTCTGCAATACTAGATGCGTTGAATGATTTAGTTATGGCTTGCGTACCGTCTTGTTCAAAGTTAGCAAAGAATTTTGCCGCACTCTGCTTTGTCAGCGTAGCCGCGCCACCGCCTGTACTCTGAATGGTATCTGCTTTTAATGTACTCATAGCGTCACCAATGTCCCACCGCTTTCAACGGTTAATGTAACACCAGAAGCCACAGTAAACGGACCAGTTACGTTGGCGTTCTCTGTAGCTAGGATGGTTGTATTTGCTGTGAGGGATTGTGCGTTAGTACGAAATAGTCCACCAGCCTTGAAGTTACCCTTGTTTTCTGCTGGCGGCACAATCGTACCGGCTTGAGGTGCTAGGTAGTTTACGAAGATGTTGCCTGTACCAGAGGAAGGGGCAGCAGTAAATGTCAAGGTAGTTCCATCAGGAATAGTGTAGGCTGCGGTATCCTGCACAACACCATCAACTGACACCAGTACGTCCTGCACAGAGGATACTGTTGTAGTTAATGTAAATGTAGTATCGGAACCGTCCCCATTAAACCTTTGTACAGCTTTTGTAGCCTGATACGACCCCGGAACTTTTTGACCTATATACGGCATTGATCATCCTTATGAACTAATCGTGTCTACGACAGATATCCAAACATCTGCGCTACTCGCAGTGTCGCTCTTCACATTAAGTATATCACCAGACTGCATCACAATCTTTGCACCACCATCCAAGACTTGCAAAGCTGAACCCACTGGAATTGGAGCGTCTTTGATAATGTAATAATCATCGGTAGCACCAGCACCAGTGATGTATACATCCATTAGAATCTGAGTGGTTGTCACATTGGCAATGTTTATTCCTATAAGAGCATCATCAGAGTTCGCAGTTCGTAAAGCGACTTCACTCGTGCCTACGTTCCTAGCGATATTTCTTTCAAAGTCCTGTGCCATACTCTACTCCTTAAAGGGCAATCGCCATAGCCACTGCGAACCCGGCGGTTGCACCAGCGGATGGTAAATTAGTTAACTGTGACCCATCCACCCCCGGCAATCTAGCCGAGCCGTCTAACTGCACGGCATTGTTGGCTGATGTTCCCGCTGTTAATACTGCCGCAGAGCCTAAACCAATATCTGAACGTGTTTCTGCTGCTGATCTACTTTCTAAACCATTAGCGGTAAATCTTGCATACTCATCATCCGCTACAGAAGAGCTATCTATTTTAACTGCGTTAGTATTTGATATGCCAAAAGTTAAACTTGCCTGACCACCAATATCTGACAGCACTTCTGCGGTGGACCTACTTTCAAGGCCATTAGCTGTAAATCTGGCGTACTCATCATCTGCGACAGAGCTACTATCAACCTTAACTGCGTTAGTATTAGAAATACCAAACGTCAAACTAGCCTGACCGCCTATATCAGATAACACCTCACTAGCAGAGCGACCCTCTATTGCGGTTCCAGCAACACGCAAGAAATCGTCATCAGCTACACCGCTAGTAAATTTTGGCACGTTTGTATTAGATATACCTGTGTCAAGAACTGCCGCTGCACCTAGCCCCAATGAAGTCCTAACAGTAGCACCTGACTCAGCTACAAAGTTACTACCATCCCCCACAATAAAATTGCCATTTGTTACAGCTAAACCCGCAACATCTTGCAACTGAGCATCTAGCCTTGCGTTAGCAACTGTGCCGGATAGCTGCGAAGCATCTATTGTTTTGTTAGTAAGTGTGTCTGAGGAACTAGCTGTGATGGCTCCTATATCAGACAGGACTTCACTTGTGCTTCTGCTTTCTAAACCATTAGCAGTAAACCTTGCGTACTCATCATCGGCTACTGAGGTACTGTCAACCTTAACCGCATTGGTGTTTGATATGCCAAATGTTAAACTGGCCTGACCGCCAATATCAGACAAAACTTCTGATGCAGAACGACCTTCTATAGCCGTTCCAGCGACTCTCAAGAAATCATCATCAGCTACGCCAGATGTGAACTTAGGGACGTTTGTATTAGATATGCCCGTGTCAAGAACTGCGGAAGTACCAAGACCTAGTGAAGTTCGCGCTGTACCTTCGGTTTCTAGTACAAAGTTAGAACCATCACCTACAATGAAACCACCGTTAGTTACAGCTAATCCGGCTACATCTTGAAGTTGTGCGTCTAGTCTAGCATTGGCTACTGTTCCAGATCCCAAGTTACTGGCATTTAAAGCAGTTAAGGCACTTCCATTTGCGGCGACTACATTACCACTAGCGTCTAGGAAAGACATCTTTTCCGCAGGCAACGTGCAAAAAATTGTTTTTGTACCAGTACCCCAGTTAACAGCGCTATCGCTATTACTAGACTGAAGTATGGCTGTCCTAGCCAATGTCGTGCCGGAAGAGGTGTATGTTCCAATACCTACTTCAAAGTCCGTTCCGTCACTGCATCCGTAATATGTGGTATTGGAGTTACCAACACTAGCAAAAGTCTCAAAGCCGGTCACTGCCCCAGCCAACGTATAGGTGCCCGTACCAGTCGAGTTGGTGGTTTCTTTTACTCGGTCTCTAAGAACAAGTGCCATATTACTTTAGCTCAACACTTAGGTTTCCAGCGTTGATGCGAAAGATATCACCAGAACCAATTGTCTTATTTGCATCAAGAGCGCCAATAAAATAAATATTTCCACTGCTAGCTGCGCTAGCAATAAAAACATGAGTGATTGTGTCATCACCGCCACCACCAGAAGCTGGAAACTCAATAAGAGTTGTTGTAGCTACTTGAGCATCGGTGCTGACTGATGGCACTGTCCAAGTTGAGGCTGCTTTTTGCACTCTAGCATAGTTGGTAAAGTTAGCTTCTGTTACAGAGCCACCTTCCGCACCGCTTACCGCAGTTGCTAAACCAACATAAATGTTGTCGCCCGGACTGGCGAAGGACTCCGAGTTGTTCTTAAACAGAAACTGCAATATAGCATGTTCCGTATAAGTGGTTGCTGCATTAGATGTTGCCATTGTATTCTACTCCTTATGAACGTGGCCTATCAGGTAGACCTCTCCTGTAGGCATCACTATTCTCTCTAGCTTCTGCCAAATCCTTTAGTCGTTGAACTTCTTGCATGAACCGTTGCTCGTACAACTGCATCATGTCTGCTTCGCCCTTCATGTAAGTATACGCTTCAACGAGTGCACCGTAAAGAAGGGCATTAGGCGCATTAGTACTAACCCAAGTAGTCTGACTATCCGCACCCGGAGATGCCGTTATGCTGGCAGGTCTGTAAAAATAATGTAGTTCCACCGTGTACGCTGCATCTGGTGTGGGTCCTACAATGATATTGCTTACGTCAAATATACCATAATACTGAGGAACCGAAGTCTGTGCATAATCTGTGCTGTACTGCTGTACTAGATTAACGTCTTTAATTTTTAAAAAGTCTTCCTTGTCCGCAGTAGTAATACGAAGAGAAAAAGGAGCTAAGAAGTCACTTGGAAGTGTTAAAAAAGGATCGTTCGCTGACAGTGCCGATGTAGCGTTCTTCCTAAAAAACTCTAGGTCAACAAGCGTAAAAATCCTATCTTCGGCACCTCTTATAAAAACAGGCAAGTTTGTGACGAAAGTAGTCTCGTCATTTTCAGTGTAATCCTGAATAGCCGTCTTTATTTCTCCGTATGTAAACGCCATCTATACCCCCAACGAAACCGGACCTGCGGTGGCTTTGCCACCACCTCCGCGTTGATTACCTATAATCGAGCTATTCGTTACGGAGACAGTATAAGTATTAACATCTACCACCGTAATTGTATAGCCAACGGCAGCTTCTATTGTCGCTTTAGAAAAACCATCGAATCCTGCAACAGACCTAAACCTGACAGTTGAACCTGATCCTCTTCCATGATTTGTCTCATAAACTATTAAATCTCCCGAACCACCACCAGTGGTGCTGTGAGCAGATACCACAGAAATAGTATTACCCATACCGTTTCCATGCACAGTGCAATAATAAATCAGTGAGCTAGGTGTATTTGCATCTACAACAATAGCAACAGTTGCACCGGAAGTACCCGCACTTCCACTTGCAGTGACACCTGTTGAATAAGAACTACCAGAACTATCCTTAAACCTTAAAGGATGCCCTGATAACGTATTGTCTGACACATCAAAAGTGTACGTTATTCCTCGGGTAAGAGTTAACACGGGGTTGTTCTCACCCCCAAGTACGAAAACATTTGCGCCACTAACCGACGCGACAGTTACTGGTATGATTACGGCGGAAGAAGTCTCGACTGAAATTATGTTGCCCATACCATTGCCGTGAGTAGTACAGTAATACCTAAGTAGGCTAGGAGTACTTGCATCTACCACGAGAGTGACGGTGGCTCCGGTGCTCCCCGGGTTGCCACTAGAGCTAACGCCAGTTGTGTAAGAATTACCAGAACTGTCCTTAAAACGTAAAGGGTGTGACCCTGCGGTCCCGCTAGACACATCAAAAACATATGTAGTGCCTCTGTTTAAAGTCAAGGTTGGTTTATTTACCCCATCAAGAACAAAAACATTCGAGCCACTAACTACTGCAACAGTAACAACAATAGTAGCAGTGAGGGGATTAAGGGCAGGGCTCTCAAACGAATTTAGTGGCAGCAATCGTTCTACAAGAACTTCATTACGCTGATCTGGCCTTGGGTCCCGTAAAGTCTCAGAATCCGTGGTTGTTTTAGGAGGCTCTAACTGTGGCTGTTTTTCCTCGTACTCATCTGGCCCCACTTTAAGACCGTTCCACTCAACAAGCATGTCGCTCAATCTGTACCTAAATCCAGACCTGTCTGAGTAACCCCATGCTTTTGATCCTGCTGCGTATCTAGCCATTAATTCACTCTAAGATAGGAAATACTAGGTTGTAGCTTTAAAGAAACCCTGTTTGTATCTTCATCTGCGGCTCGTTGAAACTCTTCCTCATAAACACTTTTTAACAATTGTATCCGATCTGGTGCTTTTTTCATCGATACATAATACGCCACACCAGCCACAAGACATGGCAAGAAGCGATAAGGTGCATCAGCTATGTTAGCTAGATCTTTGGCATCCTCAATCCTGTCTACATAATTGTATACAAAAACCTGTGTTGCATCATCTGGTGAAGGCCACAAGCTAACCGTTGGTGTTGTCTGACGGTTGTAATAAAACTGAGTTGGTCTTCCGTTAGTTGTTTTGCTAGGGATGGCTAAGTACTCTGTCCTAGATACCCTCGACACAGGCAAGTCGCTGGTGACACCCGTGATAGCTACAGAACTTGTTAAAAATATTCTTGTGGAAACCCCACCTACAGCAGCCGTGTGAGCTACTGCCGTGGTAGAGTTTGATGCACGAGTTACTGTTAAAACTTTTGTGGTTGTGTTAATCGCCGTTACTGTCATCTGCTCATGTTCTATTCTTATGACATCATCCACAGTAATCGAACTAACATCCCCAACAGTAACAGCAGTTGCGATGTTTGTTATGTCGGCGCTAAGAGTGGTCAAGTTTCGAAAAGTTCTGATGATACCCTCCAGTATGTCAGACTGACTTGCCGAAACGCTGTATGTCTCCTGATTAACATTTAAGTTAATAGTGCCTTCTTTTATCGTCCACATATTAAGACCACGGTTCGCCCAATCGGCAAACATCAAGTTCATAGAACGTTTTGCAGTCCTCATGTCGTAGCCCGTGCGAACCTCAAGACCGCATCTTTCGTATGCTTCCTCAATTATCTCGGCTACGTCAAGGTTAAAAACCCGAACCCCGGAAGTAGTAAACGGCATTTACTTTTTCCTTTTCAATGACTTAACTCTTCGCGGCTTACCCGCTGGTTGACCTAGACGCTTCTTCTGCGATATTCTACTACGTTTTTCTGCTGCTGTCATTTCTTTGGATGTTTTGGGGGTCTTAGAAGAAACCCGCTTTGAGGGGCGGCAATATGGAGTACCCCGTTTTTCACCCTTGCGACGCCCACACGCTTTCCCCGTGGAAACATCTTTCCAGTCCTCTTTGAACCACCGCTTGAGAGCCGCACCTTTTTTTGTCTTTCTAACTGCCATGTTTAATCCATACTTACTGAATAACTGCAAACAAATAAACAAATAAACCGATAGAAATAACTATGATAGTAGCAACAAGAACAATTTGCTTCATCATTTCTTCAAATTCTCTGGACGCTTGTATCTTTCGCCTACGTTCTGCCGCCGCAGCCTCTTTTGCCTCTAGTATCCTTTTTTGTCGTTCTTCTAAAATATTCTTCCATGTATCCGGTCCGAAGCGCATATTCACCAGAGTAGCTACTTCTTGTAGCTTTTCCGCTGCTAACTTAGCGTCGATCATCTCACGAGCAACGGACTCTACACCAAACTGATCTGTCAGCCCAACGCCAGATTTTTTATTCCTAGCCTCGTTTACCTGCTTTTGACCTGTAAACAAAGCATCTATCTGACCCGCAATAGCTCCTACATCATTCGCGGTCCCAATGGCACTTTTAATTCCAGCAACAGCACTCTGAACTAAAGCTATACCAGCCAGCGCCGTTGATATTGGTTCCATAACTATCTCTTTGGTACAGGTTTACAAATCGCATGCATCTTCAATCTTTTGCCATCGCCCGTAGGAACAGGAGATTGTCTTGAAAGTCTGGACGAAAAGTATAAACATCGGTCCATATCTCTAAATCGTTGTGTGTTGTCAATTAACTTACCATTCAAATATACAGCCAGAACAAACTCAATCACTACCTTAGAACTACAGGACCGCTATCAATATATTTTGGTTGTGCGGTACTTAAATGTTCCTCCCTTTGCTTTTTTCTTGCTGTTTCCCCAGTTTGCTGCACCGACTTTTCGA